GTGTTGCTCTCGCAAATGTAACTATTCTCACCAGCAATGATGGGAATACGAGCAATGCGGTAACCAATGCTGCTGCTCTAACTACCATTACAGGTTCTACTAAATTTCAAGATTTGCCTTTGGCGACAACGGCAACAACTACGATTTATAGTAATTCTCTGTATGTGTATGTTGGAACAGCAGCCGCAGCCAACAACTCTGTTGAAATTACGGTTTACGGCGACATTGTGACGTTATGAGTACAGTAATTTATGTAACTAATACTGGCGACACTAAACTCAAAGATGGGTGTGGTGGCGTCTTTTATGACTTTCCTAAAGATACAACGGTAGAGATACCGTTAGAAGCAGCAAAGCATATCTTTGGTTACATGAATCCAAACAAAGAACCGTATCTTTCCCGTCTGGGTTGGATACGGTCTTTTGCAGAAATTGAAAAAGGTTATGAGAAGTTGTCAGAGTTTAAAATTTCTGAGCAGCCTCCTGAACAGAATCGCTCGTTACCCTCGGCGGTTGGCGTAGTAGCTCTTCACGTTGAAAAACGTGTTGAGCGAAAAGTCATCCAAAGGGCAGCTTAATATGGATGCTAAATGGCAACTCTCTCTTCCTACCTCACGGAAGTGCAGCGACTCTTGCATGATGCAAACGCTGTCTTCTGGTCTACCTCGGAATTAACGGACTACATCAATGATGCCCGTGAACGAGTAGTAAGAGATACTGGCTGTTTACGAACCCTACAAATTACTAGTACGCCACTCTCCAGCACTGGAGTAGTTGCAATCCCTTGGTCTAACGGCCTAGCTGTCACTGCAGGACAGTTTATTTTTTCAAATGTGTTCATTTACCAAGTCATTACAAGTGGCACATTGAACACGGACGCATCGCCTTACCCTTCTTCTGGTAGCGCATTCCCTCCGTCAACAGTATTTACCAACGGCACAGCCACACTGCAATACTCTAGCAACGCTGAAGTTATCAGTCTTGCTGCTTTGCCTAACGGAATTCAAACACTAGATGTATTGAACGTCACCCTGTATTGGGGTAACAGCCGCATTCCGCTGCGCTATTTGCCTTGGAGTAACTTTAACGCTCAGCTGCGTTATTGGCAAAACTACGTAGGCAGACCCATTTGTTTTTCTTCATACGGTCAAGGCCAGCTGTACATAGCACCCGTGCCTGACCAATCTTATTCTATTGAAGTAGATACGGTCATCTTGCCTACAGCATTAAGCACCAACACGCCTAATGCGGTGGACGTTATTGTTGACCCCTACACCACTCCCGTTGCTTTCTACGCTGCTTATAAAGCCAAGTACAAAGAACAAAGCTATGGTGAGGCAGAAATCTACAAACAAGAATACGCTAAGCAAGTGCAAGCCGTTCTTAATTCGGTTTACACCCGCCGTATCCCCGACCCCTATTCATCCTTTTAACTATGGCAGCAGCAGAGCAAAAAAAGTCCTATGCTGTTATCAAAAACTTTGCTGGCCTAAACACCAAAGCGAATAGAACAGCTATTAAGGAAGAAGAGTTTGCATGGATTGAGAATGCCATGCCGATTGGCTTTGGCAACATCAAAATTGTTCCTGCACAGTCCACGGTCAAAGACTCCGGCAATACTGCTGTCTCATTTGCCAACACGGTTACTACTTTTGTATCTGCAAACATTGGTCTCAATGACTACGTTGTTGCATTTGAAAACAACGGCAGGGCTGAGTATTTCAAAATTGATACGGCAACAAAAGCAAACGTAGCTGTCACTAGCACGTTCTCTAACACTGGCGTAACCGTTGCTCAGTACAAAAACGAAAGAATTATTATCGGTGACCCTAGCAAAGGCGTGTCATCTTGGGATGGCAATAGTGTTGTCACTATAGGCTCTGTTGGAATTATTGGTATTACAAACCCCGGCAATGGGTATTTGTCTTCACCTAGCGTTACCATCAGCGCCCCCAATGATGCCAATGGCGTACAGGCTACGGCAATTACAACCATTACTACGGGTGCTGGCAGCGTTGCCAACATCAATGTTACAGCTGGTGGCTCTGGATATACGGCTGTTCCGGGCGTTACGTTAAGCGCACCTAATGTTTCTGGGGGTACACAAGCTCAAGCGGTAGCTACTATTTCTGGCGGTGCGGTTGTTGCCGTTTCTGTAACCGTTGCTGGCTCTGGCTACACAACTGCTCCTAGCGTGACATTCTCATCTGGCGCAGCTGCGGCTACTGCCGTGCTAAATACAGGTCAAGTGAGTAGCGTTTTCCTAACAAATGCGGGAACAGGCTACACGGCTCAACCGACAATTACCATTTCTGCACCACCTAGCGGTACAACTGCGACAGCAATAGCGTCTTACAACACGTTTGCAACTGGTACGTTATCTGTTTTGGTCACCAACGGGGGTACAGGATACGGTGCGAGTGGCTCATTCGCCGTGAGCTTTGCGGGTGGCGCTGGGGGGTCTGGTGCTGCGGGTACTGCGATTGTCAGCGGCGGAGCTGTCGTTGAGGTCATTATGACCAACGTAGGCTCTGGCTATACCTCTGCACCAACTGTTAGCTTTTCTGGAGGAGCTGGAACAGGAGCTGTTGGCACGGTAGTTCTTAACAGCGACACCATTGTTGACGTAGCCACGTTCTCAGGCCGTGCATGGGTTGCGGCAGGTCGTACTATCTATTACAGCGCTGCAGGGTCTTACAGCGACTTTACAAGCATCTCTGCGGGGTCTTTTGTACTTACTGACTCAACGCTACACGGCAACATTCAAGGGTTGTTGTCTGCCAATAACTTTCTGTACATCTTTGGTGACGATAGCATCAACGTGTTTTCTGACTTGAGAGTAGATAGCACGGGTAGAACGCTATTTACAAACACCAACGTCAGTGCATCTATTGGTACTAAACGCTTGTATGGGGTTTTCCCTTACTTCCGTTCTGTGTTGTTTATGAACGACTACGGTATGTATGCTCTTGTGGGTTCTACTACCAGCAAGATTTCAGACCAGCTGGATGGCATCTTTCCATTCATTGATTTCAGCTTGCCAATTACGGGTGGTCAGGTACTACTTAACAATATCTTGTGCGCTGCCTTCAATTTTACTTATAACGACCCGTTGCTTGGCGGTACAGCAAGGCAAATCCAGTGCGTTTTCTTTGACAAAAAGTGGTTTGTGACCAGCCAAGGCGGTTTGGACTACATTACTTCTGTGCCTGTTAGTGGTCTTATCCAACTTTATGGTGTAGATGACAAAGCGTTGTACAAACTTTATGCCAGCACAACCGCCAGTGTAAGCAGCACTATTCGGACAGCTTTGATGCCTATGGGTGACCCTATTAGGACTAAACAAGCCTTAAAATTTGGAATTGAAGCAACATTAAATGCTGGCGTGACTATGAATGTCACGGTAGATAGTGAAACAGGTTCTAGCCCCAATTACGTTTTGACCAATACATCTGACGTTTATTGGGTTAACAATGTTGGTACAACGATTACATGGCTGAACAATTCAAGTGCAACTATTGGCTGGTTATCCTCTACGGGGTATTTCCTTTACAAGTCAGATGCACAACAATATGGGAAGTATTTGGGCTTAACTTTGACTAGCTCAAATCCTGCTTTTGTGGTAAATACGTTCGAGATGGAACATGAACTCAGAGTGAGGTTTTAAATGACAGTCCCCTATACATTTGCTGGCGCTACTGCTGCTATTCCTTTGTCCCAACTGGACAATAACTTTGCTACAACCATCACGTTGGGCAATACAGCTATTCAGCTTGGTAACACCGTTACTACGCTCAACAACATGACAATGGCAAATGTCACTATTAGCAGCGTATTTACAGCAATCACGCCAGCTCAAGGAGGAACGGGATTAACTGCTGTTGGGACAGCTGGAAATGTTCTAACAAGTAATGGCACAGCATGGACTTCTACTGCGCCAACAGCACAGACATATCCCGGCGCTGGTATTGCCAACTCAACTGGTTCGGCATGGGGTACGTCTTACACAACAAGCGGTTCTGGTACTGTTGTAGCGCTAAATAATACGCCAACTCTTACAAATCCAACTGTTACTAACTACACCGAAACGCCATTTACGGCAAATAGTTCAACTGCAATCACCATTGCTTTAACCAACGGCACAGTCCAAATCATTACCCTAACAGGAAATGCAACCATTACCATGCCAACTGCGGTCAGCGGCAAATCTTTCATCATGTTCTTGCGTCAAGACGCTACAGGTTCTAGGACAGTCACTTGGTCAACCGTTAATTGGGCAAGTGCCACTGCGCCAACCATTACGTCTACTGCAAGCAAGCAAGATATTTATTCTTTCTTTAGTGATGGAACATCTTGGTATGGCGTAACTGTTGGTCAGAACTTCACCCAATAAGGACTGACAATGTTTAGTGCATCCACCAAATCTGGTAGAAATTCAGGCGCAGCACCAGATGCTCAGTTCAACTATGTCACTATGCTATTACATGGTGATGGGACTAATGGCGCACAGAACAATACATTCTTAGACAGCAGTACAAACGCATTTAGCATTACCCGCAACGGCAATACAACCCAAGGTTCTTTCTCGCCTTATGGGTCTAATTGGTCTAATTACTTTGATGGTACGGGTGATTATTTAAATACAGCCAACTCAAGCGCATTTGCGTTTGGTACAGGGGACTTTACAGTCGAGTGCTGGATTAACACTGGCAGCAATAATGTTGGTCTTGCTGAAGTTGATGGCGGCAGTACAGGCTATTGGATGTGGCACATTAACGCTGGGACAATGTCTTGGCAAAATACCCGTGGTGGCGCTAATCTATTTCTAATTACTGGTGCTGGTGCGGTATGTGATAACGCATGGCATCACCTTGCTATTGTTCGCAACTCCAGCGTCACAAAAGCCTATTGGGATGGCGTGGAAAAGGCTTCCGCATCAGACACCACTAATTACAGTGGCACAGGTGGAAATCTAAATGTTGCTTATGAATCAGCCGCTGGAAAAATCCTAAACGGCTATATGTCAAACTTTAGGATTGTCAAAGGAACAGCAGTCTATACAGCAGCCTTTACGCCTCCTACAACGCCCCTGACAGCAATCACAAACACCTCTTTATTGACTTGCCAGAGCAATAGATTTATTGACAATAGCGCAAGCCCTAAAACAATTACAGTCAATAACGACACAAGCGTTCAACGCTTCAACCCATTTGGTACTGCTACCGCCTACTCTACAGCCACAATTGGTGGGTCAGGGTACTTTGATGGAACAACTGACTATTTGACCACCCCCATGTCAACACCTTTAACATTAGGTGCTGGGGACTTCACAATAGAGTGTTGGTTGTATAGCGCATTTAGTGGTGAGCAAAGACCTCTGTCTTGTTTGGAATCTACGCTAAATTACTATATCTATGCCATTTATTTAAGTGGAACAGAACTTAGATTTTATGCAGGGGATGGTACTTCATACGCCATTCAAATGACTGCTTCTGGTGTAATGAAGCCAAACGCATGGAATCATGTTGCTGTTGTGCGTTCAGGTTCTACTGCAACAATGTATTTAAATGGCGTTTCAGTAGCAACAGATGCCTCTGCTACTGTCACATTGCCAGCGGCAGGAACACCGCTGTGGTTTGGTGGCGAAGCCTATGGTGGTGGCTATAACTTTTTTAACGGGTACATGACTGACGCTCGTATCGTCAAAGGTACAGCCGTTTACACAGCGAATTTCACGCCTCCCACT